TTCTAACCGCTTGTGTTCTGAAGTCTTCTATGGTTGCTACAGGAAAGATTACCATACGTTTGGAATCTATTCCCCTAGACTCAATCATATCCTTGGAGATAGCAGACTCAGACTCAAAGTAAATAACGCCACCGTTGCTATTGTTAGCAAGAAAGTTACGTACAACGCTAAGGGCAAAGAAAGTTTTTCCTGTTGAGGATTCTCCTGCCAATGCAGTGACTTTGTTGGATGGAATACCTCCAAATAAAGAACCACTAACGACAGCGTTGAAAATATAAGAGCCAGTATCAACAAAGGAGGATGTATCTCCTGCAGCCACTCCATCACTAACTTTACTTGCAAATTCATTTCCACTATCTTTAATTACTGTATCTAAGAAACCCATGTGTCTGTAACCTCACTTTCGTACATATTAATATAATCATATTTTTTTGACAATTCAAGAGCATAAAACCTAGCAGCTTCACGGTCTTCAAAAACTTTCACTTGTTCAGCATTAAGTGCTTCCACTTGATTATCCTGATACGTTACTGTCCAAACCGTTTTACTCATGCGAAGAAACTCCCTATTGTTATTTTCTTTTCGTGTGTCCATCCCACACATTGTAGCACATTTTTGAGAGGTTCTAAGAAACTCTTTTCAAATTGTAACTGATAGTCAACATATTTGTCAAGGTTCATTTCTGGTGGGATAGTGCTAAAAAATGACACACAATTCTCATGTAATGGATTTGGTGTCTTTAGGTAAATGAACTTGATCTTTTCTCCCTCTTGAATATATGGATACTTATGTTCTAACTTGTTTTTTCTGACGAAATCGTTGTAGAGGAGTGCTCCTCTGACGTGGATGGGTGTTCCTTTGCAATAGATGTCAGTTCTGCTGCGGTACTTTTCAAGGTTGTTAACTCCTCTGGGGAAGGCGACTCCTTCTGTTCCTTGCTCTTTTGTTTCTGTTCTGACACCATTGACAAAAGTGATAAGTTCATCATTTGTTTTGCTGATAATGATCTTAAAAGCTGCATATAACTTGTCCCTAAAATATTGAGGTGTTGAAGACCTCGCTGTTTCCAGACCCATAATTTTCATCTTGGGTTCTTTATATCTGACTCCCTCAGAGTCCCATACATTTAATATGTATCTCTTTTTTGCTGTCCATATACCACGATCTGCAATATTTTCACGTTTCATAATCATTTTTTGATCATACGCATTAACATACGTTGCCAGTTCTTCATACGATGCGTTAATGAACGGTTCCAATTTATCTTTACAGACCTTATCAAGTAACTCAACAATTTTATTCTTATCGTCAGACTTATTACTAAAAAATTTATCAACAACAGGTCCGAGATTAAGATATATTGAGTCGGTGTCGGATGCAATGACATAATCTACCTTGTCTGTCGTGAGCAGTTTATTTAGATAAGCATTCATCTTGTTCTCTATCCAACGGATAGAAACTTGTCCTGATAGAGTAATTGCTTCAGCATTTGCAAGACGATAATAACGGAAGTGTTCATTACCAATAGCACCATAGGCACTATTTAAGGAGATCTTCTTTGCCATCTGTATATTATTACAGCGAGAAATCTCTTTCATCAGTTCAACAGTAGGAGTTTTTTCATACTGTTGCTTTGCCTTGATCATTTTCTTCTTGAAGATGACCCTAGAGTCATACATCTTTTGCATCATCAAAGGCAAGAACCCTTGTATATCTCTCCTGTACTGTGCTCCATTGGCACACACAGCAAGGTCACCATCTATTTCTACTTCTTGTTGAAGTATTTTATCAACTGTAACTGTTGGATGTCTGTCATCTGTGAGCGTCTCTGGGGAAATATTATATTGCATAATGAGATGAGGATACAGACTATTAAGGTCAAAATTAACCACCCAATCATAGCGTCCTGCTTTCGGTTCCTTGACATAAGCACCTGCATACTTAGCATCTTTAGTTGCTTCCTTCTTAGGAGGGATAGCAATTTTTCTTTTATTTAACTCACAGTAAATGTAGTTGTCCCACATACGTACCTGTGAGAATACATCCTCATAGTTTACCTTAGCATCATATGCCATAGTAAACGCAAGGTCTAGAAGTTTCATCTTGTCATCTAGTTTATCAACTAGACGAACGTCATGGATATTATAATCAATAAACTTCTGCCAGTCCTTCTCATAAAACTCTTTGAAAGTATCATACTCAGAGTGATCTAGTTTTCTCTCTCCAAGTTCAACCAAACAGATGTGATCGAGTCGATAGCTTTCTTGGTTTGTATAAGTAAATTTTCGGTAGAGTTCGAGATAATCCAGAGTTGAAATTCCTGGAAGATCGTAAGCGATTTGCTTTCTTCCTTTAATATAGATTTCCCTCGAAGATATAAGCTTCCAAGGACTAAGACTCTTAGCAGCTTTTGAACCGAGTAACCTATCAATACGCCTAGCAATATAGGGAATATCAAACAGTTGTACGTTCCAACCTGTAATAACGTCAGGACAATTTTCATTCCAGTAACCCAAGAATGAAGTCAACATGGACTCTTCTGTTCTGAAATGCATGTAATCTACATCATCATGCTTGTTGTCAAATGGTCTTGCACCAAAGACAACAATGCGACCAGTGTAAGAGTCCTTAATACTGATCGCTAGGATTTCTTGGTCTGCTGATTCGATATCGGGAAACCCATTCTCAGCAGCAGTTTCAATATCGATGTTGAATACTCTAATACGAGACGTGTCGTACTTAATCTCATCCTCTGGATGTTCTTCTGTAATGTACTGATAAAGATACCTTCTGTTACCATAGATATCGAAATCAGGTACTTCTTTATACTCTTGGATAAATTCCTTAGCAGAATTAATAGAACCCATCTTTATAGGTTCTACACATTTTCCTTCGAGTGTACGCCACTCAGTATAATTCTTTGTAGGAACATATAGGGTGGGATTAAAACTCACCCTATATGAAAATGCGCTACCTGCATCATAACCACGCACTAGCAAGCGATTGCCAGCTTGTTCAACGTTAGTGTAGAACTTCATTCAGATTCAATGTAGCGAGCGAGAACTTTTTTACTTGGATTAACCAAGACCAGTATATCAGATGATCGTATAACAACTTCATCATCCTCAGAATGAGGAGGCCATGATATTAATTCACCATCGTCTTTTACTTCTTTAGGTTTGTATAGTACACAGTCTGGATCACCAAACTCTACACCACCTAGTTCCTCAACTCGTGCTACCAGCCACTGGTCCTGTAGTAGCAGCAGCCGCACTAGACTCTCCTGTTGTTCCTCCGCCATTTAAAATATCCTCTCCATTATTAGGTAGGAAGCTTAGATCAACTCCAGCATCCTTCAACTTCTGTACATAATTTGTCATGATCTCCTGATTAGGAGGCATGGCAGTCACCACATGTTGTGGGTTAATTCGGAAGTCTTCATAGGGTGTGAAAACATTCCAACGACGATAGTTCACACGATACACAGCATCGGGAGAACCTTCTTTGCCCTCTACCTCAAGCTCTGTGATCAAAGGATATAACATTTGATATGCTACAAACTTATCTTCCTCACGAACCTGAGAGAAGTTACAAATAACGTTCTCACCTGATGCTAAAGTAACGATGCGAATATTGTGTTGAATTGGTGCAGACTGAGCACCTGCAGCTGAATCCGTCATAATTTATTAGTCTACGGTTTTATTATTATACATTATATTTAATCACTTGTCAAGTCAAAGCCAATCTTTCCTTGCATGATGCTCTGGAATGATTTTCCCTAGTCTGACAGAGAGAAGACCATCTTGAAACTCAACAGACTTGATTTCTACATCATCTGGAGTATGCCATGACCTCTTGAAAGATCTCTGTGCTAGTCCTCTGTGATGATATTCAGTTTCTGTGTCTGTGTTTTCTTTCTTGCCTTCTACAAATAGTTTACCATACTCTGTGTAAACTGCAACCTCTTCTTTCTTGAAACCAGCAAGAGCAATTTCTAGTCTGGATTCAATGTTGTTTACAGATACCAAATTATATGGTGGATAGTTATCTGTTGTTGCATTAAAAAACCCATCGAAAAAATCTTCCATTCCGATGGAGTTCTTATTAATTCTTTCTAGTAGCTGTGGTAGATCCGCAGCATGATACCTTTGTATCTTTTCCATGATAGTTCTCCTTATTAAGCGAGTGTAAATTGTGTCCCCGAAGGCGACACTACTATTTAATCATACTATAACTTAGTTGACAACAGGATTATTTTCGCAAGATCCGTATCAGAAGTTTCGGTTTTCCTGATATATTTAAAATTATATTCGTTAAAAAGATCGAAAGCTAGGGTATACCGAACCTTTGGATTTGGATTAGTATCAACTCTATGTTGTAACCACGAAGGAAAGAAGGTTACAGAACCTGGTTCATTTTTAACATGAAAGTAACCATGATATAAACTGAACAAAGGTATCCAGTAATCTGTAGTAGTGGTTTGATTGAGATTATGCAACGCCATGTTGCCACTAACAAAAGCATTCTCATGTAAGGCATGTGAATGCATACCAATATTTTGTCCTTGTTCTAGTCTAGTGAACCATCCTCTAATCCAGATATCTTTTCTATCCAGAACAGGAAACTCAAGTGACTCACAATACTTAACGTAACTATTGTATATGTTATCCCTTAATACATTAAAAACTGAATGAGACCAAGAGAAAACATTATACTTAGTCCACAAAGATTTCCAGTTAGCACCAGTTAGAAATTTACTTTCTTCTATCTGACCCAAGTAAGATTGATTTGCTATGACCTTTATTTCTTTTGCAAGTAAAGGTTCATACTTATCACAATAAAGGTGTGCGTCTACATTAGGTGCAAACGGTGTCTTAGGTTCCCAAGTTTTCCAACGGTGTAACTTATCAGTTTGTTTATGAATTACAAGATGATTAAGATCATTATTATCGAGGAATTGCATTATGAAGGTTCAGACTTCTTTCTTCCAATATTATACTTACTTTCTAATGTCCAGTCATCCTTTTCTTTGAATGCTAGAACCTTAATTTGATTAAGAGGTGCTAAGTCAGTAACCTTTGTTGAATCAGCAATCTTAATCAACCCCCAGTCAGATAACAACTGGATGATTCTATTACGACGTTGGACATCGTTGCTTGATAAATTTGTTTTCTTACCATCTAAAGCAAACAGTTCTTTGAAATGAACTATGTAATACTTACCTTGCTTATGAAGAATATGGCAAGACTGATAAATCTTTTTCTCTTTACGAGATGCTACTCCAATCCTAGTTAGAGTCTCTCTCACCTTAAGGAAATCATCTGGTTCACTCAGCATTACTTCAATCATGTCAGATTGTTTCCACTGAATCTCAGTTTCGACGCTCATTTTTTCCACCCTTTCTCAATGAATATTTTATATGTTCAAGTTGATCCTTAGTGAGAATTCTGAGTGCTTGAAGAGCTTTATCATCATTATAATCATAATACTCTTTTACAAATTCAATATAATCAATAGAATCTTTACGTGCCCATGGCGAAAAACGCTTCCTAGGCTTGAGACTATTTATATAAAAGTCGTACTGCATCTTCTTTGGAAGATGAGAAGACTTATTCATTTCATTGGCATATAGAATAGCATCTGTGAAAGACGACAGACATCTATTAACGACATAGGGTGTATATTTTTTCACAGCATCAACATCATCCACCATCAGGTTCTTCTTAGATTGATTGATGGAATAAAGATAGTCTTTCAGTTGATACATGTTAATCGTGTTTGTGTGCTATACCCAGTTCATGCATTTTAGCATGTTCTTTGATTGGATCCTTAAGTTCTTCTTTGCCTTCTCCAAAAGTTAGATAGACTCCCCATCCAACTAGGAATAATAGAAGACCGATGATGATGTAAACAATAATCATTTTTTGTTATCTGCTTTTTTCCAGTGCTCTATGAGCAAAAGCAATTCATCGATTCGCTTTTTTGCTAAAACAATTTTCTCTTGGAGATTTGTTTTGCTCATTTGAATACAGCATTTACTGACATTACCTTAGCATGTGGGTTACGTACTTCCGCAACCTGACGTGCTTCTTGATAGTCACGTGCTTCGACAAATTCACTATAGACTCTGCCAGCAACGTAGAGTTTTACTTCACACTTCATAATTTAAAAGGACAAGTTCCTTACGAGACGCTTGATCTATATTATAGCATCCCACAGAGCGCATGGTGTATGTATGTGCAAATTCCGCAACTGTCCACTCCTTGAAACGATCTTTGACAATTTGAGAACTATTGTATGAGATCAACAAAGGTGCAGTATACTCGTCACAGTTCTTAGCAAACTCATCGTGATCAAATCTTTTATGCATACCACCCTTCTTACCATAGAGATTGTCTTTGATATCATAGGGTGGATCCATGTATGTAAATATCCCTTTATTATCCCAATCGTTAACTAACATTCTTTCATATGTTATGTTTGTGATTGTCCAGTTTTCGATAAGTTCTTGGTATTCCATGAGTCTTTCAATACCTCTGACTGAGAAGTTGGAGTCAGATGCTTGTGCAGAAAATGATGAAGACTCAGTGAGACCACTGAAGCTACACTTATTAACGATATAAAAAGCGAGGGCACGATCAAAGTTAGATTTTTCTTCGTCATTAATTATCTCCTTCATTTCTTGGAATAAACATCTTGCTGAATCTTGGTTACAATGTACCTCCTTAAGACTCAGCAATTCTTTCTTTAGTTTCTCACCATCATGTTGTAGTTCGCACCAGAAATTGTATAGAGGTTCGTATAAGTCATTGACCCAAACCTTTATATGAGGATATCTCTTTGTAATTTCTAGTGCAACAGACCCACCACCTAAAAATGGTTCTCTATACTCTTTTACCTGGGTAAGGTCTGGGAGGAACTGCAACAGTTTTACTACTGCTCTGCTCTTCCCTCCTGGATATCTTAGTGGTGTCTTCAGTGATTTTTGTGTTGTTGCCATTATAAGGATTTGGTCTCTTTAGTTCAGTCATGATTACCACCTGGTATCTGTACAGTAATTTAGCACAGTTTTCTCAGATTTGCAAGTCAGTCATCTACTGATGTAATATCCTGTATATCTTGAGCAGGTACTTCATGTTCGTTTGCTATGAGATACCAATGATCACCATCACGTAATCCAAGATACTTTATTTCTGTATCAGGAATAACATTCTCTCTCATTATTGCTTGTAGTTGCAAATGGATTAATTGGTTTCTAGCAATCTTAGGTGTTATCATTGGAACTCACAAGTCATCATAATTTCAGTCAGACATGCAAGCATATTGATCTCTTGATCAGGTACGTTTGAGATATCTCTCATATACTTTGCAATAACTAACACAGCTTCTGGAATTGAAGCAGGTTTTAACACGCCATATAAATTGTCATAAATCTTACGCATAATCATACTAGGATCATTATCCATGTGTTGAACTACCCATATTTTTACAGTCTTGAAATCTTTCTGCTTCAATGCCGTAAGAAGATGATCAAAGTTAACATCAGCAACGTCCACAAGGATAGCAGTGTCAATAGATCCATTTGCAGCGTACCGTTGACACTCATTAATAAGTCTACGCCAATCAGGATAGTACCTTTTAATAAGTTTCGCCAGAACCTTGTCTTCAAATTTAATATCTTCTTTTTTTAATATACCTCTAAGACGTTCAAAGAACTGACCTTGTACTGCTACACTCTGTCCATTCTTTACACGAAAATCAACCACTGTACACCGTGAGTGTAAGGGTTCAATAATCTTATTGATAAAGTTGCAAGTAAATATAAACCTACAATTATTATGGAACTCCTCCACAGCAGCTCTGAGAGACAGTTGAACATCGTTGGTTGTATTGTCTGCTTCATCTATAATAACAACCTTATGGGACGCTCCAGAGGTCAATGAGACAGTTGAAGCGAATGTCCTTATCCTGTTCCTAACAGTATCTAAGAATCTACCCTCATCAGATCCATTAATCATAATGTAGGATGCACCAATCTCATCACATAGAGCTTTGGCAATTGTAGTTTTACCTACACCAGCAGAACCACTGAGTAATAGGTTAGGGAGTTCTCTTTGAGAGACGAACCCTTTAAAAACTTGTTTGATAGTGTCGGGAAGGATGCAGTCCTCTACAATTGTAGGACGGTACTTCTCAACCCATAAAAAATCTTTCTTCATTAAACGCACCAGGTAACCCAAGAATAACGTATACCCCCTGTCACTGTCGTGACTTCGTGTGGGAATAAAAACACAGAAGGAAACGCAACAACGTCACCCTTCTTCAAATCAACCCGATACTCATTCCAGAAGAGTAGTTCTCCTCCTTCATAATCATCATTAAGTACACCAATGAGACTGGTGGTAGGAATACCACGAACCTTACCATCAAACATATCATGAATATGATCGTGGTGTGGTTCAATAGATTCACCAACAGAATACTTGTTGAACTTCATGTCACCTGTAGTTGACCAGAAAATATCAGAATTGGTATTCTCTTTAACAAAATACTTTTTGTTATATTCGATACAGAGATCCCTAATATATGGGAAGACTTTCTGGCGACACTTGTCATTCTTTACTGTTTGAAAATCTCCTTTACTATAAGAAGATTGTTCCTTTGCATCGTACCAACCGTGATCTTCCCACTTAGGTTTTCTTTCTAATCTTTTTATTACATTATCACATACATCCTCTGGTAGAAGATTCATTTTGAAAATGTAATCTTTAAGATGAGGATATTTTAAACTCAAGGTTCCAATGCGATATAATATGTAAGATCTGTATCAAGATTAGTCCACTCAGAAATCAACTGAGAAGATACCTTCACAGCATAATTACCTGGTACTAATCTAATGTTCTCAATCTTAACATCAAGAGAAAACTCACCTTCGAATACAGCACCACCACTAACATCTTGTTCAAATGTATTACTGGTATCATTCTCCTTGTCTCTAAGAATCAATTTGATCTTTCCTTTAGTAGTATCAAATGTAAGATCAGGTAGATCATATACAGATGATGCTTTCTGTAGAGCAAACAAATCTTCAGCAGTAATGTTGAAGGAGAGATCTCCACCAGGAAATTTTACATTCTTTTCTGGTGCAGACTTGAGCGTAATCTCAGGGTCACTAAAATAATACTTAGCAGAGCGACCACCGCTACGAATAGTGACAAAATCCCCAGAGGTGAAGTCCAGTTGAGGATTGACAAACAGAGAGATACCTGAAAGAAACTGGCCAAGATCATATATAGCGAAGTCAGTTGGAAAGCTTTCTTCGCAGGTGTACTTAGCGAGTATGTTCTCTGCATTGCTGATGGTTCTGATGACATTACCTTTCCTAAAAACAATAGAAGAATTGATCGTACTATAATTTTTAAGTACGTTTAATGTTTGTGTCGATAGAGTTACTTTACTTGTCATAGTCAACGGTGAAGGAGGTGGAACCAGTGGGGGCAGGGTCTGCTGCTGCTCGTTTGTCATTGAAGTGTAGAAGGAGAATTCCATAGTGAATAATTTTAATAATATCTTTACGTGCTGATCCTTTACGATCATATCGTGAAGCATATTTCAGAACATTGCTTCTACAGAATGCTTCAGCGTCTCCTACAGAATCAATGAGGTCAAGTGTTTGTACATTACCAGCAGAGTAGTGTCCTCTGTAGGTTTGACTGATATAGTCATGAATCTCTTTGATGAGTTGGTCTTCGTTATACTTCAAGGTGTCCATACATATTGTATCTCTTCATAATAACACTCTTTTGGAGTTCCGTCAAGTTTTACCACAGTGATTTTATCATCATGGACTTTCTGGACTCTGGCAGCACCCCCCTTAAGGGATACGATGCTGCCTATGAACCTACAATCACCTGTCTTCATCATGACTCCTCAGTTTCAGTTTCTACATCTGCATCAATCTTATCATAGAGATCTAGGAAAGACTGCTTTGTTTCATCATCGAAACGATTGATGCAAAGTTTGATTGCCTTCATACGATTCTGCCAGATAGCGAATGCACGAATAACATGCACCAATCTACGAGTAGAGATAACCTCATCGATACCACCATCCTTGAAAGTTCTACGGATGATGTCTGCCCAGTTAGCAAGATGCTCACAGAACTCTTGATCAAGAGCACCTAGATTACCAGCAACCTTCTCAAGAATCTTTTTCTCTGTTACAACAGATGGATATTCTTGCTCAAAGGTTAAAGCGAATCTCTCTAGGAATGCTTCATTAAGAACATTAGTTCCTATGAATCTACCATCATCAGATCCTTTACCCTTAGTGTTAGCAGTTGCAATAACATTAAATCCTGGTGATCTCTTAACATACCTACCGATCTTCTTAAGGAAGACACCCTTACCTTCTAGGATAGATTGTAAGCATAAAATCTTATTTGATGCGAGGTCAACTTCATCAAGAAGTAAAACTGCACCTCTCTCTAGTGCTTCTACCACAGGACCATTGTGCCATGCAGTTTGTCCATTAACAAGTCTGAATCCACCGATGAGATCATCTTCGTCTGTTTCAATGGTAATGTTAACACGAATTAGTTCCCTATTTAGTTGAGCACATGCTTGCTCTACACCGAGAGTCTTACCATTACCAGAGAGTCCAGTAATGAAAGTAGGATAGAAGAGTTTGCTGTTGATAATTTTCTTTACATCAGCAAAGTTACCGAAAGGAACAAAGTTTGGATCTTTTGATGGTACTAGGTTCTGTGCTTCCTGTGGAATAACAGCAGGAGCAGAGATCTGACGCTCAAGATTCTCTTTGACTTCTTCCAACGACCATGTTCCACGCTTAACATAAAACTTACGAAGCCTCTTTATAGTAGAAGCATACTTAAGTCCGAAATGTGCTGCTGCTTCACGTACGTGATCTGCATTTATATCTGTACCATTTTTCTTGGTGAGGTACTTAACCAATGTCTGAGTTGTCAGTGGATTCTTCGCTGGCATTTGTCTTGAAGTTGTTTATTTGTTATGTACTAATGATAGCAAGAAAAAACCCCCTGTGAAGGGGGTGTGTGTCACTTCTTCAACTGGATCACTGTACCGTCTTTAGTGGTTACCGTTGCTTCAGTAAACCTATCTATGATACGATCAACAACAGAGAATGCAACGTCAGGTGACGGTGTAGTATCTGCCTTGAAAGCATAAGCAGGTTGAGGGATAGGTGCTCTCTTTTCTACAGGTAGAACTACTTCATCGTAAATATCGAATGGTAGTTTAATCTGCTCTTCTGAAACCTGAGCACTATCAGCAAAGTATGATGGATAGGTTTTCCTATACTCTGCGAAGATAGGATCTTCGTTCTTAGTTGTGTTCCAGATATGACTTAAGCGTTTTGCTACGTCATCCCAGTCCTTTTCTTTCATCTCATCAAATGCAGCAGGATAGTTTTCTCTGAAGTATGACTTAGCAGACTTCTTGATAAACCGTACCTGAGTACCATTTGGACGTTGACGGATTTGTTGTTTTAGTGCATGAACAAGTATCTTTCCAATATGTAAAGTTTCATATTGGCGAAACTCTCTGCACAACTGTTTGAGTTTTCTCATAGATTATGTGAGATTTGGCCTGTTTGAGTAAGTATAATGCCGAAAGGGGTAGTTGTCAAGCAACGTACCCGACAAAGGAATTCAACAGTTTCTTGTTAGTTGACTTTGACTTCAACATTTTTTTGAAAGCACGAGAGATGTCTGCTTTCTTTGCTCCCGATTCTACCTTGAGATCTGTATCAGCGTCAAGTGCGGTTTGCTGTATAGCATAGAGAGCAGTGTATCCAAGTGGGTTTGGAACAATAACGGATTTGTTCTTTCTCCATTCTTGGAGTACCTTATCGTAGGAGTAATTATTCTCAGAGTACCTATTGATGAATTCGTTAAGACGACTTCCACTTAGGATTCTAAATCCAAGAACATTAACACCAGTATTACGATCCCTAACTTGAGTGATCAACTGATTAGTTACAGCACTGTAAGAATCATCCATTGGTTTGTATACAATACCAGTCTTACGATCACGCAATGCGTTTAAAGAACCAATTTTACTAACGTAAAGTTTTTCTTGAGGATCATAATCTGGAGTTCTCTTCCTACCGTAACCACAACATGCTCCTTCACCATCTGTAAGAATGCATACGTTTACTTTCTCTAAATCATTCTTCTTTCTGAAAGATGGAATGATGTAGTTAAGCATAACTACTGCTTCATTTAATGGTGTTCCAGATAGTTGTAATCCTTCTGGAATCTGGTAGGAATTTCCACGATGATCAAATGCATAGGTGCAACGATACATATTCTTACACTGCCTTTCATAGTCACGTGTGTTACTACGAGAGGAGATAATATTCATAAGGTTGAACTCACCTTTACGGATGTAAATCTCACCATCTACAGGTGTATTTGAATCACGATCTTCGTGATACCAGTAAGAACTTGCTTCGGGATTGTTGTCCTTAATCATTTGGACAACTCTCCACTCATTTGTGAAGGCATATACTTCAAAAGGTATATTAACCTTTTTACAGAATGCTGTCAAGTTTAAGATCTGCTTCAAGGTTGCATGGATTTGATCACCCATAGAACCAGACCAGTCAAGAAGGAATAGTAAACCATGATTCTTACCATCAGGTACTACAGAGATCTTTTTAAAGATGTCTTCATTGTACATGTAAGTATGAAGCTTTGTTGTATCAATAACTCCAGTCTTTGAAACAGAAGCACGTGCATATGCAGATGCTGATTTTCTACACTCGAATTCTTTTACAAGATAATTTACTTCTTTCTGTGCTGATTGTCTATACTCTTTATAGTCAGCATCTGCATCAGCAAGACCTAGTTGCTTCCAGTATAAAGTACCATCAGAACCCCTAGATTCTTGTGGTTCTGGATATTGAGAAAAACGATTATCAATCCAATTATGAACTTCTTCCCAGTCTACAAGGTAATCATCTAACTTTAATGTAGAAGGAATTTCTACATAACCAATGTTGTGCTTACTTTGTGTGCTGAGACCTGATGCAGCAGAGTCAAAAGATTGTTGTGTCTTAGCAGAATCAATGTCTTGAGGACCAGCAGATCCTTCTGCACCAGCAGAACCACCAGAAGCACCAGAGGTTTGACCTTGCTCACTATTTTGATCATCCTTTTTCTCATCCTTTTTCTTATTATATGAAGGTGTATCTAGATCTGCTTTCTCTTTCTCATCATTGTTACCTTTCTTAGGTGTTTGATACTGCTGCTCTTCACCATCTTTAACATCACCTTCTTCCTGTCCACCATTTTGAGGTACAGGAACTTCTGCACTCTGAAGTTTCTCTTGCTCTTCTTTCTGCTTACCGTAAATCTCACCTGCTAGAGCACATACTTCTTCAAAGGTTTCTGTCTCTGCAACTCTATTAACAAAGACCTTCTCTGCTTCAGTGAAAGGAACCATTGCAGAAGGACCAAGTTTGTAGTGAAGATTTATTCTATCGATGAATAAAACTGTACTGTAGTTTACACCTTCAACTTGGAAGAAATCTTGCTCATTAAGTTCTTTGTAACCTGCATTGAAACTCTTCTTAAGACCAGGATACTTACGCTTCATAAGTTTCTCGATGCGAACATCTTCAACGACATTCACATAATCCATTGGACACTGAACATAGTCAGTGTAATCTTCGTTGGGAGTATAAAGAGCATGACCAACTTCATGACCAACTAACATGTCATAAACTTGACCAGATGCTTTATCCCACTGAGGAAGTTGAAGTACCCTACGATCTACATCAAAAGAAGCAGTAGGAATATCACCTCTGTGCTCAACAATAAGGTTTTCTGTAGCGAGCAGACGTGCAAGGTTTCCTTTAATCTCTTGTCTTGTCAAATCTCTTGTGTAGTAATCGTACATGCTTTTCTTTGTTTGTATACCTATGATAGCAAACAAAATAGGTTAGCCAACCAGTGCGTGTGTCACTTCGTTAACTGTCTCCTCTAGTCTAGAGAAGTTCTTTTCTTTCGATACATTGATAGTTCTATCAAACTTATCATTCAATGCTTCCTTATGACTTATTACGAAAACATTAGTGCTATCGTCGAAATTACGTAAGATCCAACCAAGATCAGAAGCACCAGATTGGTCAAGTGAGCTGTCAAAGATTTCATCCAGAATTAAAAGGTTAGTGTCTACACTATTCTTAAGTTTAGCAATACTTCTCCAAGTAAGCAATAGTGCAATATCAATACGTGCCTTCTCTCCTTCACTGAAGGACTCGTACGTAAAGATATCTCTATATCTAGACTTGATAGTCTCCTCAAAGTTCTCATCTAAAGTAAAATTAACATAGAAGTCCATACTTTGTAAGTACTGATTGATCATCTTATTCATTGTAGGAAGATATGTCTTGATGATCCTGGTCTTAATACCACTGTCTTTTAACAAGGCAGTAGCAGCATTAAGAACATCCCTATCCTTCTTGGAATTGGTATTGTTAGTCTTTACTTCTTTCTTCTCATTTACAAGAGTCTCAAGTTTTTTATACTCTGCTTTCTTATCAGGATTAGAACCTTCTAGTTCTTCAATATCTTTTCGAATATCATCAATAGACTTACGAATCGAAACTAACTTATAGTTAACGTTAGACATAGATGTATTCACTTCAGTACTTTGCTTAGACAGTTGAACAAACATCAAATTTCTTTCTCGTTCTTCTTCAATAGCTTTCTCCAACTCAGACTTACCATTAGACATGTCATTGATCTTTGTATCAAGAGCACCGATCATTGAATTCTTAAATGCTTTCTTAATTTTTTGAGAGCATGTAGGACATTCATCATTCTCTTCAAAGAATTTGTGCTCCTTCTGACATCCTTGTAACTTTTGCTGTAGTTTTATTAAGATAGTATTTAATTTTTGCAACTTGTCAGCAGACGCAGCGTAATCTTCTAGTTGTATATGCAACAAGTGAGCTTCTTCTGCTAAAATCTTGATTTCTTCAGTTGCCTGTTCATTTTCTGTTTCATACTCTTTAATCTTTTCTTCTTTTTTCAATACCTCTTCTTGATTTTTCTTCTCTAATTCAAACATATATTTCTTTTGAAGATCAATCTTTTCATTAAGAAGATGGAGTTGATAATCTAGATCTTTAATCTCATTGGAATTCTCTCTGACTCTATCCTTCAATCTACTATTCATGATAGAGAAAACTTGAATGTCTAAGATGTCTTCAATGATCTCTCGGCGTTGCGGTAGTGGCAGACGCATGAAAGGAACAAAGGTACTAGATCCTAGCACCACAATCTGTGTAAAAGACTTGTAATTCATCTTCAACACATTCTGCTCTAGGTTCTTCTGCTGTTCTACAACAGTGGATTCTTTATCCCACATCTGACCATTGCAAAAGATCTCAAACCTATTTGGTTTAGTACCTCGTACAATCTTATATTCATTCTTACCAATAGTAAACTCAAGTTCTGCAATGAGGTTACTTTGATTGACACTGTTAACCAGCATCCCTTTATTAATCTTACGATAGGGTTTACCAAACAATGTATATGTCAGTGCATCTAAGATCGTACTCTTACCTGATCCATTAGCACCAACTATTAAAGTATTTCTTGTCGCAGAGAGATCTATCTCACTAAACGTGTTTCCCGTGCTCAGGAGGTTCTTCCAACGGATCTTTTGGAAAGTGATCATAGGTATCAGGTGGGACTATGAAGTCGTCAGTGGTTATAATACTATATCTTTGACCAGACATCGAGCAGGCTTGTACCATTTGTTCAAGCTGCACAGTCACGACATCTAGTTTGGGGTTTTCTTCGTCAACACCTAGAAGATTTACATACCGAAAAGCATCCTCTCTGTTCTCAAAGATAGGGATGATACGATCATCATCCTCATCCAGAACAGAATACACACCCTGTGGATGGTCTTTTAAAGTGATGACAAACATAGAATGGTGTCAAGATACTTCACACGCTTCTATGTATAGAGATTGCATGAGTGTCTTCAGGTCGGATTTGTCTACCTGAATGTCCACCTCATCAATATATTCACCCAATAAAGTTAGGGTGTCTTTTACGTTCAATTCTACATCATCATCTACCTTCGTGTCAACCAATGTTTCAACAATCTTAACATCGTGAGCACCGTTGAGATAGAGTCCATCAATTAAACTCTCGAATTCATCCATTCGAGTTTTCTCTTCTACTACTACTTTAACATATTGATTCTTGTGGACAGTAGTGTCATACTTTCTATAATCATATGCCTTATCATTATAGAATACCTTAGCAAACATCTCAAAAGGATTCTTGATGTATGTCAGTCTATCAGTATCTGTATCATAGATATGAAAACCTCTGGTGTCAGCATAATCATTCCAGAACATCTGGTACGGATTACCCAAGTACTGAATGTTACCATGCTTAGACTTATGATGAAAGTGTCCAGACCATACACGATTAAACTTTTTAAAGTCTGGGGGTTTGAATCCACCATTGAATCTGTGACCTGCCATGACCTCAAAGCCGTCAATCTCTAAATGACCAGCACAGATACCAGCATCAGAATCTTCAATAGCTTTCTCTGCTTGTTCACGATTACCAGAATTAATCCATGGTAACATAAGAAAATCTCTGTCACCAAACTTAAGAGTAGTAGGTTCAGAGTAGATAGTTATGTTATCATATTCTTCCAATAATAGTTCGGGGGAATTGATCCTATTGGTATTTTTATAATAGGTACAATGATTCCCTAGAATCATGTGTACATCATACTTTCTAAGTCTGTCGAAATAGTCAGTTTTAATCCTCGCAAGAGTACTAAAATCCATAGACTTTCGGTTATCAAATGTGTCGCCAAGATCAAGGATGGTATTGATACCGTGTTTCTCAAGTGTTGGGAAAAATATTTCATCATAAAATTTGTTAAAGTAATTCCAGAAGGGGAGTGAACCCTTCCTTCCATCCAGATGTTGATCTGTAATGACAGCAATCTTCATAACATATATGTTTTAATTTTGTATACTGTTCTAGTTTGTGGATATAATTTCCTTAGTTTTCTAACTACTGCTAATTGTATTTCAAGCATCGTCTTCTACACATTCCTTACTAAGATCTTCTACCATGTTACCACCGATTTCTGCACCTTGATCCATTCCGATCATTGTAGCAGCACCAGCAAGTACCCAACCGACAAAAGGAATAGAGGAAATACTAGTAGTAGCAACAGCAGCACCAACGCTACCACCGACAATTCTACCTGTTCCTTCTCCTCCACCGATTGCTTTAAGGCAAGCTTCGGACTTTTTTGATGCTTCTTTTGATACACCTCCTCCATACTGTTGTAGGTGTTGAGCACCATCCATTGTGTACTCTTCTGTTGTCTTAGTAATGTTGTTACCCAGTCCCAGAAAGCCACCTTTTCTTTTAAGATCTTTTTCCACACGCATCACTTTAGGATCATTAGATTTATATTTGATGCTGTATCCATCTTCCCCTACGTTCGCTTCATAAGAAGTGTAAGGTCCAACTGGAAAATTAATTGTTGGTAACTTACTTGGTCGATTAGCAATCATACCAATCATACCAATATGAGACACTCCTAAGACTGCCCCTAAACTTATCCCAACCCATTTACTTGTATTCATTTCTTCTGCTGTATGATAATACGATTATTTTCGTAGTCTGCTTTAAACTCTAACTTTGCATCATGTTCCCACATAAGTTCTTCATATAATGCATTGAGGCGTTCCATGTCTTCCCAAAGATTATTAATATGTTCTGGTAAACCATCCTCAGTCATGTTTCTTCCTCACTGGTACTTCAATTGTCCATGAAGGACTAACTAATACTTTCATTTCAAAGTTCTTTTCAAACTCCGCTTGCTTCTTCTTTGCTTCAGCTTCACGTTTGTTTAGTTCTTTCTCACGTCCTGGTTCTGGTTGAATCTCACCGTAATGAGGATCCCAGACCTCTGGGTGTTCATGACAATCATAGAACTCTAGGATACTTTGATCTATCATACTGTATAGAGTATCCCATGTTAATGTATGTCGAAGTCGCTCTGCTATATAGTCAATTTGATTTGTAGTCATCGACACATCATCATCTTTAAACAGATACTCACCTCTTATTGTGACTAACTCATTCAAATTAATGAGTATAGAATTGTCATTATATATTGCTCTAGGCATGTGCCACCTCATCTAATAAGAATAATGAATGATACTCAAGATTATTTTTTGCCCATGTATCATGGTTATCCATTCTATCTACGATAGCAATAACACGATTCACAGTATACCCTGCTTCACGTAATACTCTAACAGCAGTCATAGCACTACTACCAGTTGTTGTGACATCCTCAAGTACAGTTACTACTGATCCTTTAGGTGGTTTTGGTCCTTCGATGACTTCCCTAGTACCATATCCTTTAGGATTCTTACGTATAATAAGTGCATCAATATGTCTGTTACACTTATAATATGCTTTCTGTGCGATACCACATACTAATGGATCAGCACCTAGTGTAAGTCCTCCAACTGCTACAGCATCTTTCTCAATCAATTTGATCAAGAGATGTGCTAACAGTGCATTACCCTCACATGATAATGTAACAGGTTTACAGTTAACATAATGCTCCGATTCTTTACCAGATGATAAAGTAAACTGTCCGTGACGGTATGCTTTCTCATGTAATAATTTAAGGAGCGTTTCCCGATGCTTCATGTCCTCGTGAGGAATAGCATTCTTCCATTCGTGGGCGGTGAATTGAGATTCGAGTTTCATTATCCTCTATTCATTTTAGTTTCGATGTTTTCCTTTATGGATCCCATGTCAGATTGAGATGGATTCATCCCAGTCATTGAACCTTCAAAAGTATCCGTGTGCATAACTTCATCATACCCTGATCTTTCTAGAATTTTATTTTTTATTTCAAGTTGTTTCTTCTCTTTTTGGATTCGACGAAGAAACGCATAATAAATGATCTGAGTGAAGTAAGCAAAAGGATTCTTAGATTTATCTGGATCGAAGTTGTCTATGTATTGCAAGCAGTTCTCTATCCCATCACATATCATGTCCTCTCTGAACATATAGTTCACGAAGTTCGGTTTATACGACAAGTGAGTAGCTATCTTCAAGAAGCAGTCACCGATATAATTCGGCACACGGGGGCGGGTCTCACCAAGTTCTTTGGCAGAAATAACAGAGTTACGATATACAGTAATCGCTTCTAGAAATTCTTTATTGTTGACGTAGTACTCTGTTTTCTTTTTTACCATTGTCCTCATGTCATATAATGCTTGCTCCTTCATAAAGTATACCACCCTATTGGAAGGTTGTCAATACAGGGGGTTGACAACGTATCGATTTAGGTGTAGACTAACTCTGTCAAGGGTTCAAGGGGATGGTAGCTTATATATTTTCTCTAGATACTTCTTGGTCTCTACGACGGATCCTAACCGTCCCATACTTCTGGTGAACTTATTATTGTCCAGACCCATATGCATTTTCTTGAGTGTCTTCAAATAGAAGTGCTCTATTTTTTTGTCTGTCTCAGTCATAGTAAGCACATGTTTACGAGGTAATACAAACATTTGATCAAACGTTGATTTAATCCATTCCTGGAGGGCGAACCCGTTGACTTGTATTTCTGGGGATCGCTGTTGTTGTACAGGTACAACTTCCAAAGGATTATCTAGCACAAGACTGTCATCATCTGGCATAAAGGAAACTTTCGCAACGATCTCTTCCCCAGTTGTTAACTTTATTGTAGCGTAGAATTCATCTTCCATCATAATTGTTTACTTGCTGTAAGGTTTACCTTGATAACTTCATACTTAAAATTTTCCTCGTTGTATATGGTTACTCTCTCGTTCAAATGACGAAGCGTATAGTTCTGACCGCCGATGTCGTCAGCAATATCATATAATGTTGCTATAGTTTTTCCATTGCCGACCCGAAGTACCCTCCCGATTGATTGGAGGTTTCTGATTCTAGACTTGGAGGGACTGGCAAAGACGATATTATGAAGACGCTTAATGTTAATACCAGTAGAGAAAGTCCCATAGGAC